CACGAAATTGTCTAACAAAATATGAAAATATGGATCCATACGGAAATGGACTTGAACTAAGAGAGATAGTTGGCAAAGAGTTAAAACTGCAAAAAATAATGGATAAGAAATAAGTTGCACAATAGATCTAAATATGTTATACTAATAAGAAAAGGCATACAATATGAAAGTTGGTAAACTAAGATACAGTGAAGCATTTTATAGTGTGCAAGGCGAAGGTAAGTTTGTAGGAGTACCAAGTGTGTTCCTACGTACATTTGGTTGTAACTTTAGATGTATGAACTTTGGTTTAGATAGATCAGAGCCAATGCGTGATGAAAAGCAAAAGTCAGGCGTAATACACAATCAAGAAGTACAAGGCTTACTTGATGCTGGCATACATAAAAATACAAAAGAATTTAATGACTTACCGATCATACACACAGGTTGCGATACGTATGCTAGTATCTATCCTGAGTTTAAAGAATTCAACATGCTACGTACAATAGATGAAGTTGTAGAGCATTTGATAAGTTTACTTCCAGAAGGCAAGTGGACAATGGATAACGGACAAGACATACACTTGATTATGACAGGTGGTGAACCTTTGTTAGCATGGCAAAGATTGTATGTAGAATTGTTTGAGCATCCTAAGATGAAGGACTTGAAAAATGTCACATTTGAAACAAATACAACACAGATGCTACATGAAGATTTTGGAGATTATCTCTCCACTCAAGAGAGGTTTACGGTTACTTGGAGTTGTTCCCCAAAGCTCTCAGTTAGTGGAGAATCTTGGGAGACTGCTATTAAGCCTGCAGTGGCTCGTGATTATAGCAGTGTGGTTGGTAGTGATATGTATTTCAAGTTTGTGGTCGCTGATGAAAATGATATTACAGAAGCTGGTCGTGCAGTTGAAGAGTATAGGGAGGCAGGTATTGAATGCCCTGTATACCTCATGCCGTTGGGTGGCAGGAGCGAAGAATATGTTCTCAATGTCCAAGAAGTCGCAAGACTCTGCATGGAAAGAGGATGGCGCTTTACACCCCGATTACATATTAGCCTCTTCGGCAACGCCTGGGGTACCTAGTACACCACTAGAGAGAGCAATGAAGGCTCCAATAGATTTAGATGTACTGAGAAAAAAAGGATTATAGATGGATTTGAAGACTGAGATCAAAGACTGGATTAAAGACTATGCAAAAGAAAACAATATTCAACAGTTGGTTGTTGGAGTTAGTGGTGGCATTGACAGTGCAGTAGTAAGCACTCTATGTGCATTAACAGGCATTCCTACACTTACACTTGTTATGCCAATAAGGCAGAAGCAAGAGCAAACTGACTTAGGTGTGGATCATTGCTTGTGGTTAGGCGAACACTATATGAATGCCAGTTTTGAAATGATTGATCTCACACCAGTGTTTGAAAAGTTTGAAGACCTGTTTCAGTTTCCAAAGAATGAACTTGCACTTGCAAACTCACGTGCAAGACTACGTATGATGACACTATACCAAAAGGCACAAACATTTGGAGGTATAGTAGTTGGAACAGGAAACAAAGTAGAAGACTTTGGTATAGGGTTTTTTACAAAGTACGGCGATGGTGGCGTTGATATATCTCCAATTGCAGACCTACTTAAAACAGAAGTATGGGAACTTGGTAAACAGCTTGGTATTAATCAACGCATTATAGATGCTGAGCCAACAGATGGCTTGTGGGAAGATGGCAGAGTAGATAAAGATCAGCTAAACGGATTTACATATCCAGAACTAGAATGGTGCATGGAACATGTTGATACACCTATTGATGATATGACTGAACAACAGATAGATAACATAGAGTTATATAAAATTTTGAGAAGTCGTAATCTACACAAGATGAATCCTATACCGGTATTCATGAAAGAAGAGGCAAAAAATGTTTGATAAAATTAAAAAAGTATTTGCAAAGAAAAAGCCTGTTGCAGAAAAACCTAAAACAAAATCCAAGAAGACACCCAAAGAAATAGCAACTGCGGCTGGCGAACCGTGGGTAAGTGTGCTCAGTATGGATATTGATCCAGAAGAAATAAACAACGGTGCATTTGAACTAGACTGGAACGAGAAGTTTATTGCAAACCTTGTACGTGCAGGTTATCAAGCAAAGCCCAATGAAGAAGAACATGTAATTATTGATAGATGGTTTCAAAATGTGTGTCGTAATGTTGCATTAGAAACCTATGAACAAGAGCAAGCAGATCCTGATATACGTTATACACAACGCAGAGATCTCGGTGACGGTTACACAGAGGTAAAGTAATGCTTCTGTATGCAAACGGTGATTCACATACTGCACCAGATTTTGGCTATGTGAATATAGTTGCCCAAGAGTTTAATTGCGATTTGATTAATCAAGCACAGTCTGGTAGTAGTAATACTAGTATACTTCGACGCACACGAGAATATCTTGAGCACACGATACCAGACTTCATCATAATTGGATGGAGCACGTGGGAACGTGAGGAATGGTATCACAATGACCGGTATTATACAGTTACAGCAAGCGGAACAAACACTGTACCTAAAGAACTTGAACACAAATACAAACAATGGGTAATAGAACAAACGTCTGATCGGTGGAGTGAAAAGTCTGTAGAATGGCATGAATACCTCTACAGTTTTCACCTTGAACTAGAACAAAAAAACATAAGACATTTGTTTTTTAATTGCATGTATGATTTCTTAAGAAAAAAACAAACGTACAACTGGAATAACGCCTACGTAGATCCTTATGATAAAGATTACAGTTATTACCAGTATCTCAAAAACAAAGGTCTACGTCCAGATGAATGGTATCACTATGAAGCCGACGGCCATAAAGTGTGGGCAAAATTTTTAATTGATTACATTAGAGAAAATAAACTGATATGATACTTTATACAAACGGAGATTCACACACCGCCGCAGCTGAATGTGTTAATAACCATGCGTTTGCAGAAGACGATCCACAATATTTTATGATGGGCAGAGTACCACACCCTGAAAATCTTGAACGAAGTTGGGGCAAGTTACTCAGCAATAGACTAAGTTGTGGATTCAAGTGTGACGCAGAAAGTGCAAGTTCGAATACGAGAATTATTAGAACCACACGCAATTGGTTAGAACAACAAGCAAAAGACATATATAGAACACTTTATGTTATTCAATGGAGTACTTGGGAACGTGAAGAATGGCTGATAGATGGTGAATATTATCAGATAAATGCTAGTGGCATAGATAATGTTCCTGACAGCCATCAACAAAAATACAAAGAATATGTAGCAAACATTGATTGGCAAGCAAAGACAACTGAAGCACATGAACAAATTTGGCAGTTTCATTTAGAACTTGAAGCATTAGGTGTAAAGCATATCTTCTTCAATGGCAATAATGATTTTGGTGCTATTAAGAAAAAGAAAGACTGGGGATCGAGTTATATACTTCCATACGATTCTAAAGGCACATTTAATAGCATTGTAAGCAACCGCTGTTACACTGTATCTCCTACCAGCTATCACTATGGGTCAGACGGACACAGAATATGGGCTCAATATATGACAAAATATATCGTTGACAACCAGTTGGTTTAGTGTTATAATTAGTACATTATATACAAAAGGAATGGTATGAAGTATCTATTGATTGACACTGCTAATATGTTTTTCCGTGCTAGGCACGTTGCATTTCGTGCAACTGATCCGTGGGAGAAAGTTGGCTATGCATTGCACATAAGCATGGCAGCTATTAACAAAGTAGCAAAGAAGTTTGATGCAGACCATGTTGTGTTCATGTTAGAAGGACGTAGTTGGCGTAAAGATCACTACAAGCCATACAAGGCAAATCGCAGTGAAGCAAGAGCTGCACAGAATGAAACAGAACAAGAAGAAGAGAAACTGTTCTGGGAAACATTTGATGACTTCAGTACATACATACGTGAAAAGACAAATTGTAGTGTGCTACGTGATGCTAATGCAGAAGCAGATGATCTTATAGCACGTTGGATTGCACTACATCCTACAGACGAACATGTTATTATCAGCAGTGATAGTGACTTCTATCAGTTGATTACAAAAAATGTTACACAGTTTAACGGTATTACTGATAACTTGATTACACTGGAAGGCATATACGATGCTAAAGGCAAGCAAGTGATAGACAAGAAAACAAAGGAGCCTAAACTGTTAGGTGATCCTGAATGGTTGTTGTTTGAAAAGTGCATGCGAGGTGATAGTAGCGACAATGTGTTCAGTGCTTATCCAGGTGTACGTAAGAAAGGCACCAAGAACAAAGTTGGTCTACTAGAAGCATTTGAAGATCGCAAAAGCAAAGGCTATGCATGGAACAACATGATGTTACAACGTTGGACTGATCACAATGGCGCAGAACATAGAGTGTTAGATGATTACAATAGAAACAAAGAATTAATTGATCTAACTGCTATGCCAGATGAGATTAAAGATAGAGTTGACCTAGCAATTATTGAACAACTCACTAACAAAGACGTAGGACAAGTAGGGTCAAAGTTTCTTAAATTTTGCGGTAAATACGAGTTGACTAGGCTCAGTGACAATGCAGAACAATATGGACGTTGGCTTAATCAAACATATCAAGGAGCACTAAAGCAATGAATGATACTATTGCAAAACCAATTGTGAACGGAAAATTTTGGGTAATAAAACAAAACGATCAGAAAATTGGTTCAGTTGAAAAAGACAATCAAGGATACTTTGTTACTACAAAACAAGGTAATGCACGTTTTAAAACTATCAAAAGTCTTCGTGATATCACAAAGATTTCATTTGAAGATGATGCTGAGAGAATCCAGTATCCAGAGAATCAAGTAAACAACTTTCCAACCGATTGTAAACCATACAACGGTGTGTGGGATATCAATCAAAGATTACCAATATACACACAAGAACGCAAATCCAAATCATGGTATGCCGCTGGTTACTACATGGTAACAATCAATAGAAAAACCAAAGTAATGTATTGTCCAAAGTTAATCATATTAGATAGATATGGTTATGTTGGACCAGTTAGAGAACCAGATGGATTCTACTACAAATGAGTGGTTTATATATACGAAAATTTATTGACAGGGTTGCACAATGTGATTCAACCAATGCACAGGA